TTTAAAATAAAATGCAAATAACCTTGTTTTAATTCATTTAGGGGGTTTACAAGGGGTGTTTTTTATGGTATAATGCATACATATTAAACGAAAGGGAAACAATCATGACCAAGTATACATTCGACGAAAACACTTATTCTGACCTCTATAAAGAGGTATACGGTTTTCGCCCTCGTGGAGACGTTTTCTATACTTCAGATAATGATGGTAAACAAGCTATCTGGGAGGACCTCATTCAAGAGCTTGAAGAAAAGACGGCAGAAGATAAAATTGCCGAGGATACAAATATCAAGAATTTTGAGGATTGGTGTGCTCGTCTTATAGAATTAGGTGCAACAGATCGAAGAACGGCTATTCGCTGGATCGTTCAATCGTATGCGCCGAATGAAATGGATTTAGCTTATGGTGCTTCATGGGTCCAGTTTAAACTTGGCGTCCCATTTAGCTACTTGAAGAACGAATTAGATCAAGTGATGAAAGAGATGGGAAAAAATTAGGGCAGGGGAGATTCCCGGTCCTGATCACAGTGGTCGGAAAGGCAAAGTGGTCGCGCCCACCTGCTCATAACAGGTTGTTTAGGGAGTTCAAGTCTCTCTCCGACTACCAACTTTAAATTGAGGATGAATAATGATTGATAAAAAACTTAAAGCGATGTTTCTAAGACAACTAGAGCATCAACGATTTGTTGTTTCTAATCAAGAAACCGAGCTTCGACTTAATAAGGAGCGACTCGCGAAAATGGAGCGCGACTTTGCTGAATTGACCCCGCCGGCGGAGGTCAAATACAAAGAAGTGACAACTTCTAGTCGAGCTGGTGGCATTAGGGGTCGGGTGACCTCATGGGAGCGGATATGAATACTTCAATTATAGTAGGTGTTATTATTACACTAACGACTAGTGGTGAAATAGATATTGAGAAGCAAGTGTTTCCATCTATGAAGAGATGCACAGAGATTCAGATGAATTATTATATTGGTCAGGACAGATTAAGAGAACAAATGGAAAAAGAACCTCTTAGATTTAAAACGGTTGCAGGTACTTTTAGATGCTTAACGCTTAAAGCAAAAGGGTGAATAGATGACATATATGGAAGAAATGATTGAAAAGATATGTTTACAGATGAACAAATAGAAGAATTGTTAGAATTCTTAATTACATTATCGCCAGAAACAAAGTTGTATTTTGGATGCGATTCGCTATCATTTCGAAAGAAAGAGGGTTGGCATGGTAAGTTTGCCACAGTCCTAGTTGTTCATATGAATGGTAAGAATGGCTGTAGAGTCTTCCGTAACATCTCGTACGAGCGCGTATACGATGACAAGAAGGGTAGACCGAGTGATAGGCTTATGAAAGAAGTTTATAAGGTCACAGAGCTATATAATCAGCTTATCCCTCTTGTTAATGAATTTGATTGTGAAATCCACCTCGATATCAATCCCGATAAATTATGGGGCTCCAGCTGTGTTGCTAATCAGGCGGCAGGTTATGTCCTTGGTGTAACAGGAATTCAGGAAGAGAATTTGAAACTTAAGCCCGATGCTTGGTCAGCTTCTTATGCTGCTGATGGTATCGGAAGAGGATTCGATTATAGGAAATACAAAGAAAGGGAAGACGTATGAGGGAAAGAATAGATTCTGCCTTTAGGGCCGTTCAATTGGTGAAAGCTTCTCCCGACACAAATCATGAACCGGAAGCATTACGAGATGCTTTGACTGGAGAAGGTTACAGTCTACTTGAAGCACAGATGGGAATGATGGATGCCATCAACGCCGGCGACTTAGTATTAGATATAAATTTAAAGCTTAGAATGCCTACAATACATTAAATAAATGCAAATAAAATGAATTAGGGGGTTTACAACCCTCTTTTTTTATGGTATAATGCATGCATATTAAACGAAAAGGAGACTGTATTATGATCAAGTCACGCGAAAACGAAATCCGAATTGCAAAGTCCATCGTTGCTCTTTTGAATAACCTCGACGATGTAAAATTTAATCCGAAGACTGGTAATTTCTTTGCTGGTAATACTAAAATCGCAAGTTTCGGTTATGATAACAAAGGGAATCGTATAATAATCGACCGCAAGGGTGACAAGCTTTGTAACTGGAGGTATTGATATGTGTGTTCATTTTATCGGTTTTCGTACAGATCATGAATATCAAAGTGCTATAAAGGTATTTGGTAAACCTGATTTTGTGCACAAGTGGCATGATAGAAGAGCTTATGGTGATATCGATACTGATAATGATACTGTGGTTTTTGCTAGTAAAGCTCGTCCGGATGTCATCAATAAATATTCATGGCAAGATCATGAGAATAATTGAATGAAAAGGGTAGTCAATAGGATATTGTCATGAATATATGTGATATAATATGGACAGATATAAAGTACATAACACGGAAAGCAACATGTGACGCAACAGAAGACGCTGTCCTCTGCACAGAGGACGCAACGTGGGACGCATCGTGGGACGCAATATGGAATGCGTCATGGGACGGAGCACGGGAAGCTACAACACGGGGCGCAACATTGGACGCAACCCGTGACACGGTCGATAGGATATTAAATCCTTAAAATACCTCCTGTTAACTTGTATAAATACTCGTCTAACAGGAGATCTTTATTATGGCGGTCAGCCAAGTAAGTAACAATAGAAACCCCCTTCAGCCCTCTGGATTTGAATTCGTTGCTGATAGGCGTAGGTTATCCAATATCACTTTTTTTGCTCAAAGTATTTCTCACCCAAGTTTAGTGACTAACGCTGCCGAAGTTCCGTATAGGGATTATGTCTCTGTACCAAATATTGGTGACAAAATCCAATATGGCCCATTATCGGTTCAAGTATTATTAGATGAAGATATGCAATCCTATCAAGAAATTATTGATTGGATGGAATATAACATCTATAATGAAGACCCGGGCGTAGCTGATGAGAATTCCCATTTTGCGGATCTCACCCTCAATATACTTTCCAGCAAAAATACCTTAATTCAGAGAATTCAATATCAGGATGCGTTTCCGACAGATATCGGGGAAATCAATATGATGTCGTCAGTATCGGGTACTCAGGTTATAACCTTTCCCGTTACTTTCAGACTAACGAAGTTTAAAATTGTAACTGCATAGGATGTGAAAAATTGATCAATTTACAGGATGTTTTGAATGAATGGGAAGAAGATAGCAAGATAGATCAAAGAGACCTATCTCAGGCAACTATCGAATCCGCTAAGCTCCACGCTAAATACCTAAAGCAATATTCTCTGGCTAAGCTCCAACTTAAGAAATCTGAAATGGACCAAAAAACCCTTCTTAGAGATAAGTGGGAGTGGTATAATGGTAAGATGGATAAAGAGACTATTGAGAAGAACGGTTGGTCATATGACCCTCTCAATGGGTTGAAAATATTGAAAGGCGATATGGATAAATACTATGACGCAGATCCGGACATTCAGAAATCTGAAGAAAAGATAGAATATTGGAAGACTGTGGTATTAGCATTAAAAGAAATTCTGGAGAGTGTCAAGTGGCGCGCGCAGAGTATCAAAAATATAATTGAATGGAAGAAATTTGAGGCCGGGGCATGAGTAAAATATACAAATATGATGATTACGATCACTATATCGAAACCCAGAAAAAGACCACAGATCTCAAATATGGCAAATTGGTCTATATTCAAGCAAATGTTGCTAATGCGATATTTCAAGAGTTTAAGGATAAAAATGTAAAAAATATCCTCTGCCATGGTACCCGATCAGGTAATGAGCAACAAATGTTTAAAGATCTCTTCGACTGTTATGTATGGGGAAGTGAATTATCAAAACTTGCAAAAGATACCCCGATGACAACTATATGGGATTTCAATAAGCCCAACCCTGATTGGGTAGGTAAATTTGATATGGTCTATTCCAATTCATTTGATCATTCTATTACCCCTCTAGAGACCATAAGCGTGTGGAAAGAGCAATTAGCGCATGGCGGTAGATTGTTGATCGAGTGGACCGATCATCAAAATGGTGTGCCAGAAGCAACTGACCCTTTTGCAGCAACGGAAGAGGAAATCGTCGCGCTGGCAACAGAGAATGGACTAGAATTAGAAAAGAAACTTTTAGAAAAAAGGGCAAAGCATGCAGGGAGTGTGTTAGTGTTCAAAGTGAGGGATAATGAATAATACTGATAAATTTAGATTTTGGGCAAAGGGTTATATTGCTCATTTGGATGCGGAACCTGGTGTAAAGGCTTATACCAGATTTAAGGAAGAAGCTACAAAGATCGATGATAAGGATCCTGCACCAGCTGTACAGTTCAGAGAATGGCTAAGAGGTTATACCGAAGCTCTTCCATTTTGCGATTATAGGAATTGGGCGGTTATAGTTGCAAAATATGGTGAGATGAATCAAAAATTAGACGGCGATGCGACGCGATTTTTACATTCTCCTCCATCAACATCTCATCCACTTCCCGGTCAAACTCTTTATAATATTACCTTAAACGAATCCCAATTGCAAGATAAGTCAAAATGGTCAGCAACAACTGCTGCAGAAATAATGGCGGGTAATAAAAAACCGAATCCTTGGAATGATGCCTAGTGGAAGTAGTTAGAGTACAGAAAAAGAATCATCACTCCCTCCAAATAGATTGCGGACAAAGTGTTGCAATGGAGTTGACTGAATTTTTCTCTTTTTTCGTACCTAACTACAAATTCATGCCAGCGTTTATCAATAAGGTCTGGGATGGGAAGATTAAGCTTTTTAATAGAGTGAATTATGAACTACCTGTGGGTCTATATGATTATCTCATCTATTTTTGTAAGAACTATGGCTATGACCTCCAAATTGAAGATTCTGATTTAGGATATCCTGGCGCAGAAGCCGAGGTATCTGTAGAGGAATTATACACCTTCGTTACGAATCTGAATTTGCATTCTGAAGGTAAGTCTATTAAGATCAGAGACTACCAATTCTCGGCAGTCTATAATTCGATCAAGAAGAAACGAATACTATTACTCTCGCCAACGGGCTCGGGTAAATCACTAATTATCTACGTTCTTCTTAGATGGTATATGTCTAAGCTGGATAAAAAGCAACTGATTATTGTGCCTACGACTCAGCTAGTTGAACAAATGAAATCGGATTTTGCTGATTACTCCTCGCACGATCCAACCTTTAATGCCGAAGAATTATGTCATATGATCTATTCTGGTAAGGAAAAAGATGTGGATATGCCAGTGTATATTTCTACATGGCAGTCAATCTATAAACTCCAAAGAAAATGGTTTGATGATTTTAGAGTTATCTATGGCGATGAGGTGCATTTATTTAAGGCTGACTCTCTTACTAAGCTTATGAAGAAATGTGACAACGGTGAATATCGAATAGGCACAACAGGTACTCTCGATGATACTGTGACCAATAAGATGGTCTTGGAAGGTACATTCGGTCGGGTTTTCGATGTGATCACAACTAAAGAATTGCAGGATAAAGGGTCTCTAGAAGCACTAGATATCGATTTCCTTATACTTAAACATCCAGCTGAAAATCGAGAGATCTGGCATAAAAAGAGCTATATGGAGGAGATAGATTATCTGGTCCATTATAAGCCTAGGAATGATTTCATTACGGATGTTGCACTATTATGCAAAGGTAATACCCTCGTTCTATTCAATTATGTCGATAAGCACGGCCGCGTAATATATGATGATGTGATGGCAAAGAATAAGAATGATCAGAGGAAAATCTTTTTCATTCATGGCGGCGTAGATACTTCTGATCGCGAGGCCGTAAGAGGTATCGTAGAAAAACAAGAAAATGCTATTATTGTAGCCAGTTTAGGTACCTTCTCAACCGGCATCAATATTAAAAACTTACATAATATCATCTTTGCAGCGCCGTCTAAATCTCAAATACGTGTGCTCCAATCAATTGGTAGAGGGCTTAGAAGAAGTGAAAATGGTCAGGCTACAAAGCTATATGATATCGTTGATGATGTGCATTGGAAAGGCAAGGAGAACTTTGCTTTAAAGCATGGGGCAGTCAGACTGAAGATATACAAAAAACAAGAATTTAATGTCAAAGTAATTAGGATGGATTTAAAATGAAAATCACACAGTTTATAACGAATGCCGGAATAGAAATAGTTGGGGAGATCGTAGATAGACCGGCGGGTGTAACTCCTGTATTTGGTGCCAAATCTATCTACATGAAGAATCCTATCAAGATTAGTGAGCTTCATTTTGATGATGGGACCTTTGATATCATGTCTCCAGTCTTAGCCCTTTCGGTTAGTACTAAAGAGGAAATTATCACAGAGATTAATGTAGATACGATTATTATAGTGCTGGATAAACCTCATGATAAGATTCTTAAGAATTACATTATGTCTATTGAACAGCAGCAGGAACATAGAGATGCTGCAGATGCATCTTCTGATGAGAACGATGGATTAGAACCTCTGGATAAAGCTCTCTCTAAGACTAAAAAGAGAGTTGCCGAGGGAAATGTTATAAAGTTCAAGAAGGACGAATAGTATATTCTATCCTTCCCGGAGTTGTCTTCTTATTATACCACAGAATCAACGGGTTGTAAACCCCCTAAATCATAAATAGATGGTTATAACATAAATAAAAAGGAATAAAAACGATGAATAATGAAGAGAGATTAGTGGAACTTTGTAAGAAAGTTCTAAGAGAAGGTAAAGATGGTGGTCAGGAACATTATCACATTTCGGCTGATGTTGATTATGGTGATGATGATAAACCGACTCTCGATAGCACCAAACATCTCAAAACAGGTGGAAATAAAGCTAAAGCATTAGGCCTAAAGGTTACATATCATCATAATGATGATATGAATCATAAGACCCCTTCTGGCCCTCGCTCAAGTCCAAATTTTAAGCACGGTCATTCATCAATTAGTATTTCTGGGCATAAAGATATCATTCGTAATCATCTTAAAAAAGATTGGGGGTTGGATGACGCATCTGTTAAAGGTAGTCGCAGTAAGACGCATGGCGGTTGGTCACCAGACACTAAATATCATAATGGCATGGGATAAATAAATAAAAAGGGGTTTACAAAAGCCTCTATCTATGGTATAATAGATCTTAATTAGGCCACGTAGCACAACAGGATGGTGCAAGACACTTCTAATGTCAAGGTTGAGGGTTCGAGTCCTTCCGTGGTCGCCAATTATAATAGGATGAAGTATTAATTTATGAATAATAAGTACAAGCGTGATATATTAAATTTTTTATTAATGATGGCATTCTTAGCCTGGAGAGGCGCAAATAATACTTTACAAATGGGAAAAGGATTTATCTTTACTATATTTCGTATAAAGTATAAAATGCATTACGATCCTAAATTTGGGTTGTATTCATGTGAAAGGATTGTTAATGGCAAAAAGAACTAAGAAAAAAAGTATACATTATGTGAATAATGCCGAGTTCTCACAAGCAGTGGTTGATTATTGTAAATCCGTCCAGGATGCTAAAAAGAAGAGACTCAATCAAATGCCTCAAGTCACCGACTATATAGGCACATCTTTCTTAAAGATTGCCGAGGGGTTATCACACGCCAACAATTTTATCAATTAT